GTTCCACAAACAAAAGAAGGTGAAACCATAACTGTTTTCCATGACTACGTACGTGAGATGGTCATGCGATACATGGTAAAACCAAAGGATATGCTGTTGTCTACAGATGTACCACAAATGCCCTATGAGTTTCATCAACTTATTGTATACAAAGCATTGGAAGACATCTATCTCAAACTTGGTCAACAAGGTTTGGCTGCGACCTATGAAAGAAAATACATGAAGGAAATCAACGGGTTGGCTAAACGATATGTAGACAAGATAGATCAGCGTGTAGTGCGTGGCCGGTTTCACATGGCATATGGTAGACCAACATACGATGGTACTACATTAAGGAGACTTTCATGAAGCCACAACGGTTCAAACGCTATGTGCCATGTGGTGGTATCAACCAAGTGTTAATACCAAACATGGGCGATGCAAACATTGTAAACAACTGTAGATACGTTTCAGAAGGCGGTTGGAAAGCCAATGTTGGTTTTGAATCTTGGTGGCATGCGCCTGCATCTTGGACTGTCACAAGTACCATCGTAGCAAAATACTTTACAGACAAAGTTGATGCAGTCTACCAATGGAAGAGACAAGGAACCAATGACATTTACACGTTTATAGAGCAGTCGGGGCGATTGTACTACGCCATTGGTAACAAAGGACAGGGTGCAACCTATACGGGTGCCTTCTATGAGAATGACTTGGTAACGATTGACAGTGACCGGTACATACCTAAACTGGGCGATGTCGGTAGTCAGTTTGTTAACCTGGGGCAACATCTGTTGATTATCAACGGACGGGACCGTGCAATACTGTTTAGTGGTGATCAAGTTTATCGAGACTTTGGTTTTGTGTTACAAACGCCAAGTTGTGACCCTTTGGATGTAGCCACAGAATACCAGAACAATAAGGTATTAAGTGGTGGTGCTGCTGTTGCTTACAACAAAGTGTCTCAATACGGTTTGGGAGATGTAACAGAAAATGTACAGTATACGTACAACTACAAAATGACGATGATTTCTGACTTGGGTGCAGAATCTCCATTGAGTGCAACACAAAGTGTTTCATGGTCCATTCCAAACGCACAGAACAAACGATATGGTGTAGCACTTGACTTGCCAATAGGGCAGGACGGTGTAGTGGCGAGACGTATATATCGAACCAAAGAGATAGCCACAAACGGTGAACTCTATTATTTTGTGTCGCAGATAGATGAAAACTCAAGTAGGTTTTTTATAGATGCCATGCCAGACAGGTTTTTAGTGGACCAAGCACCATCTGTTACAGCCAGCACACCTATAACTACAGATTGGAAGTTTGGTGAAGTATGGGACAACAGGTTGTGGTTAGCCGCAGGTAGTCGCATTATTTATTCTGATAGAGGTATCTTTGAACAGTTTGGAGCGTTGGCTTACTTTGACTTGGGCAATCAGACCGGTGGTGACATCACACAACTAGTAGCGTTTTACAACAATCTTATTGTATTTAGAGAATCAGCAATCAACATTATAAGTTTTGATACAGACAGCTACAACATCAGCACTATCACTAACACACTTGGCACGGTGGCTAGCAAGGCTGTTGTAGTCATACCACAGTTGGGAGTTGTGTTTGTTAATGAACAAGGCGTGTGGATGCTATCAGGTGGGTTAAATGGTGGTGCATCTATCAACATGCAAAAGATAAGCAAGCCCATTGACAAACTTTTGCGTAGAGTCAATCGATCAATGATACACAAATCAATAGCAGCATACTCCTACAGAGAAAAAGAAGTATGGTTGCATTTACCAACAGATGACAGCACGACACCAGACTTTGGATATGTCCTACATCTCACACCACAAACACCACTTTGGTCTATAAGAACGGACTTAGAAACTCCAACAAACAGTTATTGGTCGGCTATGTCTACGACCGTCAATGGTTATTTTTTGTTGGGCAACGACCCGAACTGGACTCCGGCATTGAATGCAGAAACAAAAAAGTTGGGACCACTCCAGGTTATGAGCGCTCGATCGCATTGGGGACAGACAGGTAAAGTAACTGCATTTGGTGACAACGTTACATTGCAAATCACAGATACAGTCCATAATGGTCATCAATGGGAAAGTGCTTGGTACAACTCAAACGAGAACAGTGTCAAGGTGCGATACTATAGTGTAGAACTACGCATTATTTCATATGGTGACAATGGGTTCGACTTCTTTTATGGTATTGACTACTCGTACACAGAAAGCACCACATCCACCCAAAAGCAAGCAAAGAGTGAAACGGTGTACACTATCAAAGAAGATGCCGTGTTTGGTCCAGCGGATCTGTCTGTTACCAAGGTACCGTTTACAGTAAACTCCAGTAAGATTGCAGAAGGTCGATTAATCACACTGCGATACGATGTAAATACGGAACTGTGTGACCAGTTTAAGTTTGGTGTACGAACTACCAACTCACAACAGTGGCACCTACTGTCGTTTAACATACTGTCAGATTCAGTGGCCATACCAGCACTTAACCAGTCTACAAAGGTGTCACGATGAAAGTATTTACACAGGTAGGACAAAAAGACCTTGACCAGGTTAAACCAGAAAACATCAATGACAACACTCGTATGGTTGTAGGTGAATACAATGGCAAGATTGATGGTCAAAACTTTCCCGTATCAACTGTAGACAAACTTAAAATGGCACCATCAGTCAAAACAGATACAGCTGCATCTGATGTAAAAAGATTTAAGTTTATTGGACAAACACAAAACTATTTTTTTGTACGCAGATGGAATACATTTGAGGGTGGATTAAACATACATCTACCACTGTATACCTTTGATTTACAAAACAGTAGTTGGTCAAGTGGATGGAATAACTTGACAGATATACAATCTGATTTCAATAAGTTTGTCTTAGAGTTTGACACTGAAAGTGGAACTTTACATGGATGTTTTGACATCAACTATCGTCATGGGTTGGACATAATAAACGATGGTTCGTCTGATGAACAGTTCGGTGGTGATTGGCACACACGTTGGGGTATATTTTGTAACGATGTGTTGATAGCAGAGACAGGTAGAGTTTATCCTAGACTCCAAAACCTTACAGTGCCATTTAAGTTGTTTGTAGGCTCACAACCTGTACGCCTAGACTTGCGGTGGCAAACAATAACAACAAATCCAAAAGATGCATTGAATGTAAGTACCAACCCAACATCTAGAATGGAAATCTACGGTGCATCCATATGGGCCTGTAACACAAAGAGGTAAGCATGGGTAAAATCACAAATCAATACTTTGAAGGTGGGCAAGCTCCTACAGCAGCAGAACTTAATGCTGTGTATAATAGTGTTGCTGGTGATAGTGTGCAAGATGTCAACCTGGACACGGAGTGGGCGCAAAGAAAACACTTTAGTGATTCCAACAGTATTACAAGTTTGTTTACATTTGACTATGATGGAACAGCAAACTGGAATACCACTAGTGTTACCATGGCAACGATTGAAAATGTAGCCGGCACACCAAGTAAGGTCTTGCCAAATTACAGTACGCATGGAGATACAATAGTACGTGTGCATGCAACCGGACTGGTTGGTGAAACAGCGCTGAATACAAATGATGGGAACGGAACGTCAGGTCAAATAAATCACAATACTTATGCGTTTCAGTTAAAGATGTCCTTAAATAGTAGTGGTACTCCATCAACAGTAAACATTGCTAACTGCACATACAGTTTTACTCCCAAGGCGGCTATCACAACTGTAAGTACAGGCACAGTATCAAATATGAACTTTCGATGTTTTTCAATAAGTGCTGTACATTATTTGGCTGCTGGTAACGTCATTGACTCAATAGAACTGCAAGCATGTGTTGGTCTAGCAAGTAACTCGATAAACATACAGCACAATCACATACAGGTTATTGTAGTGGAGAACTGATGGCATTTACTAAACCATTTACATATGTAGACGGAGCCGTATTGTCGGCTACCAATCACGCATCGAATGAGGATGCATTGAGGGAATATGTCAACCAAGAAATCATTGCTTCTGACGTATCTGTGGATACCTTTGTTGGAGAGAGTATTGCTACCCCTCGTCTTATTAGTTCTGTACAAACTGGTGACTTTGTTTCTAAAACTATTCAGGGTGTATCAAAGTTACGACTACCACAAGCATATAGCTGGTTCACCTCGACCACTAAGAGCGACAATCAAACGAGCACTACGGTTGAGGACTATCAATCGCTAAGCAATACTGGTGCTGAAGTTGTTATCACCAAGGACAACACAAAAGTGATGATAACCTTCTATGCTAAGGCAGCATCTACAAAAAACAGCACTGTAACAAGAGGTCCCGGAAATGGTTTATGGGAAAGCAAGTTTTTGTTGCAATATGAGAAAGCTGGGCTGATAACACAATACGATGGTACAAGAGCATATGTATGGGAAAATGCTGACGGCATAGTTGGTGTGTTCTTAAATCCTGGTGCGCAAGCAAATGCGTGTGGTCATCGCAGCATAATGATGACTCGTATGTTAACATTGAGTGCAGGAAGATATAAGTTTTCAGTGGCAGTAAATGCCAAAGTTGAAAAGGGGCAGATTAACTGTCAAACATTTACAGTAGAAACATTTCATGTATAGGTGACGTATGGACCCATTAACAATGGCATTGATAGCAGCTGGTGGTAGTGCAATAGGCGCATTGCCTGACGTTATTCCAAGTAAGTTTGAGCGTGAGCAAAAGAAGCGACTAAGAAATATGCAGCGCAAACAGGAAATGGGTGCGTTGGGATTGACTGACCGAGAGCGTACAGCAATCGAAGGCCAGATGCGTGGTGCCAGACAGCAGGCTCAACAGTATGCACAGGCAGAACGTCAGAGGCTTACACAGCCACAAGGACAGCCACAAATGGGTTTGCTAGGTCAACAGTTGGCAGATGAAAGCAGACAGCGCTTAGAAGCGGATTTGGCATCTCAAATACTGGGTATGGATTTGCAACGCAAAGCAATGCAAGAGCAAGAGATAAAAGATTTACAAGCAGCACAAGGACAAATGGCAAGACAACGAGCAGAAGCCTTGGTGTCTCCATTTCAAGTGGGTGCTGAAACACTTGTTGGTCAAATGGGTATGCAGGCTTTGTTGGAAGCGGGTTTAAGCGATGAAGAAAAGTTTAAATTCTTTGGCAACATATTTAAAGGGGGATGACATGGCTATTCAACAAGTAGGCGGGCAAGGCGTATATGTTATTACCGGTAGTGGTCGTGACCCACGCAAAACAAGCTCGGGTCAATCATGGGCTAACTTGGTAACTCAACAGAAGTTTATGTTGATTCAAGAAGCGCAGAAAGAAGCACTGCGTCAAATAGAACAAGAGCAACTTTCCTTTGAGGATAAGCGTAAAGCACAAGAACAACTTAGACAACAATTGTTAGATCAAATAGCCGCAGAGAAAAAGGGTATTGCAGACCTACGTGTAAAGCAAATTACCACTAACGAAGCACGAACACTTGCAAATCAAAGACAGGGTGCCAAAGCACCAAGTGGTGGTGGAAGTGTAACTGAAAGCATACCCAGCGAGAAGGATGTGCAATCATTTTACACAAGAGAAATCAACGCTGCTACAGCACAAGAACGTAAGGCTAGAGCAACTAAAGATGATTTGATAAAGGCGAAAAATGAGCAACGGTTATACAAGCAAGCGGCACCTGCATTGTTGTCACCGGAAGATTTAGAAAACTATGGAACTTATGAAGAAGCCATTGATGCAATGGACAAAGAAGAGCGTGAAGCAAGAACAAGAGCAGGTGAGATAACAAAGTCTAAGAGAGATTTTACAGGGGCATCGGAACCTGCCAAGCGTAAAATACAAAGAGAAATGTCAACTAAAACCATACGGTATGGTACTTCTAGCCCTGGTAAAGAGGTAGAACCGCTAGGTGAGTTTAAGGGATTTGAGCCAGAGATTGCAGGTAGAGAAGACCGCATAGCAAAACTACAGGCTGAACTGGATGCACTCGAAGTATTAGAGCGACCAACTTTTGATACGATAGAACGCACACGTCAGATTTATGGTGACAAGTTCATGGGTCCACGTCGAAGATTGCGTGGTCCACAAACAACAGAGACACAACCTGTAGAGCAACCTGTAGAGCAACCTGTACGCACTCCAGAGCAAGAGAGCAACCTCCAACAAATGCAATCTTATGGTACGTCTAGTGAACCTATGATGATAGGCGGTGCAGACGATAGGGCAATGATGGGGCAACAACCTAGTCGGCAACAACCTTCGATGTCAGCACCAGTAGATATATTTGAAGGTGAAGAAGAGGTTATACAACCAGCACAAACAAGACCAAATCAAGGGAACATGGATGCTTTGCGTCAAGCAGAAATGGATGCAATAAATGCACAAGATTTTCAGTTTCAGCCAAGTACGGTACAGAATGTTAGCACACCTAGGTTTAACCCCTTGCGACCACCAGCAGAGCCTGTAGATACGTTTGAGGGTGAGCAACCAGTTATACAGGCACCTACGTCACCAATGGATTTTAGCTTTGCTCCAAGCACTGTAACCAATGTAACAGCACAACCATCTTCTATACAGCCACAAGAGGGACAACGGTTTTTAGAAAACATGGTGTTAGGTTTTGACCCGGAGTCCCAGCAATCTGTAGACCTAACACAAGAGTTTTCGGAAGTAAGGTTTGGTACGCCACAACAAAAACAAATGAAGGCAATGTCACTGTTAGCAGATGCTGCTGAACAGTTTGGTCCGACAAGTCCAGAGTTTAAGAAACGTAAAGGAAAGATACTCTCCGAACTGCTTAAAATAAACGACCCCAAGCAATTTCGTTTGAAGCGCAAGGTAGAACGTATCATGGATGAGGACCCTAAAAACTATCAAGCATTGACAAAGGCAGTACCAGGTATAACTGAACAAGATGCTAGACTTGTTACACAATTGTTTGCACCTTCCGCTGACAAAATAGCATTAGATGTAGATGCTGAATATGAAAATGCTAAGGCTCAACTGCAAACGTTATCACCAGCAAGACGCAAAAAAGCACTAGAACTTTTAGAACTACAATATATAGCAGTTTTAGACAACATCAACACTGGAATGTAAATGGCACAAACAGGTTTATTCAGTAAAAACTTAAGCAAAGACCTAGAGAAGTTTGGTGTTGTTAATCCACCTTCAGATTTGGAATTGGCAGAGTTACCAGTTGATTTACAAAGGCAACTGGCAGAGACAATTGGGGCTACTGCTGTTGCTAGTGAGGTGCTGGACAGAACGCCAGAGCAACGGGAAGAGCAACTCAAAAAGATATACACCATACTTGGTCAAGCACAAGAACCAAAGCATGGTAGTTATTCAGAACGAGCAAAGAAAACTAAAGAACCACCACCACCACTAGAGACTATACCAACAGGTGCACCGCCCATCAAAGCATCTACCGCACTAAAAACACAACAGACAGTTAGTGGCAGACCAGCGCAAACTCTTGCAGATGTTACACTGACTATTCGTACAAAAATGCCACAAACGCTGGCTACGATGATGACTCCCGATGGGCAACGGTTGTTTACAGACGAAGAGATACCACAACAAGTTAGGGCATTTGAGTCATTGTACGAACAGTTGCAAATTGAAAATGCTGCCTACGCAGGTGTTGGTGCCCCACGAAAGAATGAAGTAGAGTTGTATGAACAAGCACTGGATGAGTTTGTTAACATTTTGTCTGGCAACATACCTGTACTATCAGAGGAAGAAGTAGACCCTGAAATGCAAGGTTTGACAGCAAGTCCATATGTCAATGCATACTCAAAACAAATCGTGCCTGGTTCTATTCCAGACTACACACCGGCACAACTTAAATACTTTAAAAAACTTAATAAAGAGAAAGTGGACAAATACGTAAATCGCAACTACGAGCAGTTTCTACAAACAGCACCGAGAATGTTTTACGTCAAAAAGAATGGCATTGAAACTACAATTAGTCAACCAGTACTGGATCACATTGTATCCAGTCCAACTGCGGCTATTATATTTTCACCAGAGATTGACGATGAAATAAGACAGCAGTACGAAGATGTGTACTTTTCACTACCTGCTGTTAGGTTGAACTCCGGCGATTATGGTGTCAATACATATGAAGCAAGAGCAATGGCAAAGGTCAAAGCAATCAACGATTTACAAGTAGGTCAATGGTTTCAAGATCCAGACCAAAAGGCACGTATACTAGCAGATGTAGACAAGTTTAAAGAAGTTGGCATCATGGAAACTAGAACACCTTTTGGTGGTACAGGCGAAAGTAATTTTGCTCAATATGCACGGGTTGTAATGTCGCCTTTGACAGCGTTTGCTAGCATAACTCAAAGCAAAGCAGAAAAAGAAGTTGCCAAGGTCATTGGTGCTGGTGCTGAAGCCTTGGAGGCTGTTGGAATACTGCCACAACTTCCAGAAGGTGAATCATACTACGACCCTGATATGGCATCTAGAGTACGACTCAAGCAACGTAAAAAGGACGCAGCGTTATATACGGGTCGCCTAACTATGTTTGATGAAGAGATAGCACCGGACAGTATATTGGGTGAAATGGTAGACGCAGTGGCTAGAAACCGTGGACACTTAGACTTCAATACTGATTTGGCTGAAGGTCTAAATATCGATGGTGCAACGAAACTTGGTATGCAAGCAGCAGGTTTTACAGCAGATTTGTTATCTCCAGATATAGCCGTTATTGCTGGTGCGGTAAAAGGTGCCAAAGCAGGTGCCAAGATGTTCCAAGTACAAAAGCAAGTAATGGGTGCTGATAACTGGAAGGCATTTAAAGAAGGGTTTGACCAACTTCAACGCACAGCAATGACCGAAGTGTTTGATGAGGCAAACTTAATTTCGCTGACAGCAGAATTGGTATCTCCAAAAGCCGCCAAAAATTTAAAGAACACTGCTTATGGAGACATCCGTTTATATATGTCGGATGATATGGCACGCAATCTAGAGGCAAGGACTTTGTTGCAAGACGGCAGAGTAGATGATTTAATTGCGGCAGATTTGCAAGATACGGTTTACGCAAAAGCGTACTATGAGTTGGGCGGCTCACAACAAGCAGATGCGGTATTCTTTGCCAAAATGAACGAAAACGAAAAAGTATCTGACATGATTAAAGAGTATGATGAAATGTCAAACATACTTAGTGACGCTGAAAGTCTTGGATATGATGAAGCGGTAAGGTTGTCTAGAACTGCCAAAAGTGACATTAAAGGGTCTACGTATAAAAAGCTAGATGAGATATACAATAGGGCTGGGAAGCAACCAGATGTAAAGGATGTGGCAGATCAAGTTAACAATGCACAACGCATGCTTGCCACAGTCTATGGTAGAGGTTTGTTTTTCGAATCTAGTCCTGTAATTGGTGGACTTGACAACATAGTTGCCATAACACGCAACACGTTTGGTACGCCACAGTCTAGGTCTGAACTTTTGGCAACAGCGATGCTTACCAAACTGTCTACCAGCATTCAAGAAATACGTCGGATGCCTGTATCAAGACAAGTCAAGCCGGTTGAGTTTGCTTCATACAACTTGTACGGTGCTGATAGAGTTGCAAAACAAGGTCGTGAAGAGGTCATGTACGACCTAACCAATATGACTGCAGCAAACAAAGGGATTCTAGAGGAGAGCATATTAGAACTGGATGCTCCACAAACATACAAGAACTATTTGATGGATATGGTTAGGAATAAAAACCGTATATTTGAGTCCGATATAAATGAACTTGTAATGAAGAATCGTGACGATGTTGCCATTGGTCGAAGGGATGTGTTTACGACAGAAAACATTAATGCACTACCAAAAAGTCAACAGCAAAAACTACTAGAACCTGCCAACTCACTAGCACGTATAGACTGGCGTAATGGATTCTTTGGACAGGCTTTTGACAAAGCAGACGACATGTTTGGAATAGGCGACTTATTCAAAACAAAGAAGGCTGCAGAGAACGCACAAAAAAACCTTACCAATGATGTTCAAACCTTTGAACAAGCACGTATGTTGAATGAGATACAAAAGGAGATGGCACAACTACCATTGCAACTGAACAGAGAGTTTAGAGAGTTGCTGACAGGTGATGCTTCTGTACGTGCACGATATGTAGCGGACCCCGACAATAAGTTAACCAAATCAGAAGTGATGGCTTCATTAATTATAGGGCAACGTCAAGTTGGTGTGGGTAAAATAGTACAAGAAGATGAACTAGCAAACACTCTTAAATGGATGTTAGACCGATGCTTTTATCAAAAGCGTGGTGGGATTGCTACACAAAGTGCTGGTGATGACATAACGGGTATGTCAAGCATATTAGATGCTGACATATTTACACCCGAAGCACGTGAGGAAATAGGTAAGTTTTTGGAAGCAATAGCCAAAGATGCGACAAACAATCCAAGGGTTATGTGGCCTAGGTTTCAAGAAGTTGTCAATGATTTAGACGACATGCTTGCAAACAATGAACCACTACAAATACTAAAAGATGACGGTAGTATTCAAGAGGTGCTGATAGTAAAAGATGGTTTGCAATATACAAATCTTCGAACAGTTTCTAACGTCGAACTTGAAGATATAATGGAAGAGATGACAATGGGTGCATACTTCCATGCTGAAGGTCGGAGAGTAAATCATCGATATTTAGTTGAAGTAGTTGACAAGCAAATGGAGCAACTTAACATTGAAAACATAGTACCAGGTTCCGGTGTAACACAAGATACTTTTGAAAGATTAGTACGTGAGTCGTCGGAGTTTGTGTGGAACAAGAATAATTATTCGTATCAAAAGCAGTTGGAACTAGTTGAGGAATCATTAAGGCAAGGTCATTTACAAGACATCTTAAAAGAAGCAGGCGACCAAGTAAACATAGACACTACGGATATAATCAAAAGCATTTACAAAGAGTTTGATGAATACATAAAGAAATCATTTACTGACATCAAACAAGAGGTTGAAGACCTAAGCAAACAAATAAACGAAGATTTAAATAAAGAATTAGAATCTTTACGATCTAAGTACGAAACCAAATTAAAAGATGAACAAAAGCAAGTCAAAAATACATTAAACACTAGTGAACAGCAAGAAATAGCTCAAGTAAAGTTGGATGCGGAAAGCAAAATAGGCAATGTAAAATACAGAAGTCCAGCTGCAAAAGCTATACGTAAAGTAAGAGACACTACTATTAGAACCATAGAACGCAAGTATGTAAAATTGCGCAGTGATAGTAAAAAGGCTGTGAATAGCAAGATAAATCAAGAAGCCGCACAAGAACTACAAAGAGCGCAGCGAAATGCGCAACTTAAAATAGAATCAAATGTCAAGGTTATTGAAGAAGGCGAGGCTCAGTTTCGTGAAATGTTTGATATAAACATGCAAAACAAATCACCAATTGAAGCACTAGAGTTTTTCGTAACAGAGTATGGAACTGAAGTCTCTAGTGATTTTGAAACTGTATTGCGCAATATACGAAACAAAACGTTGCCAGATGAAACAGTAGACCAAGTTTCTAGAATGGCACTTGACTATGTAACAACAGCACTAAGAAAAGGTGGTGTTGACACCGCCGTAGCACCAACACTAAATCAACTAGACGATAAAATGAACGCATTGTTTAAACCTGGCAATGAAGATTTTGGCATAGCTATACTTGGTACAGAGTTTGAAGAGTTACGTAAAGACTACGCAAAGATAGGTATTCAAGGTGCACAAGAAAACATAAAGAAGGTACTACAATCCGAACCAGGTGCGAGTACATTTCTACGAAAACTATTTAACATACACCAACCTATATTTTACTTTACAGTATTGGGGGCAAGGACAAGGTTTCACGGTATGAACTTTTTGACTGCACCCTTCTTAATTTACCAAACACTAGGTAGGTTTACAAACCCTCTTAAAGGTATGGAAGTGGTCTTGAAGGGTGGAAGAATAGGTGCTAAAGGTGCAAACGATGTCGCTGTACGTAGTGCAGATGGTTTGACTTTTACCAATAGGCAAATCTTTGAACGTATTGAGCGTAGTGGTGTAAAGTCTGAGTACAGTTTTATTCAGTCGGCTATGCGTGATGGTACATTGTTGCGATACATGAAGAACTATGAAAATGCAAACATTGGTTTTGGTAAAAAGTTTTACGACAACCTTATGAGTTGTATTGACTCTATAAATTCGGTTGGAACGCAAACGGATATGGCATGGCGATCATCAGTATTTATAGATGCTATAAAGGAAGGCAGTAGTGTAGAAGAAGCAACTGATTTAGCTCGACGTTCTTTGTTTGACTACAATGACCTTTCAAAACTAGAACGTGAATACGTTATGAGTGCCACAGTGTTTTGGAACTTTCAAAGACAAAATATAGTTGGTTTTATAAAGTCACTTCTAGACCCTAACAAGTTAGGTAGATACATTCGGATGTACAAGTTGAAGCGTGATATGAATGCTATATTTGCAGACAACAATGATGGCAAGCGCATACCATATGAAATGTACATGCCTCAATACACACAAACACGAATCATATTTGGTCAACAACAAGGTATTGCTGACAATCGTCAATTGCTCATGTCGCCTTCAATACCCGGCTTAGAAGCATCTATGTTTTTAACAGATGTGACTAGCAACCCACTTTCAACAGTACAAGAGAAAGTAAATCAGTTATTGCGTCCCGATTTGCGATTGCTGTTGGGAACCAAGCAGCAGAAATACAAGGCTTCAATTGTAAATCCAGAGTACATTACAAATCTAGCTCGGCATGACGACGACCCTCAAGTAATTGCGGACAACCTATCTGTACTTATGGGTACAACAATCGAACCCAAGTATGTGGGAACAAATACTGTTGGTAACGTCAATGGGTATACTTATCCACTGGATGACGCACAACAACAGACATATGCGTATTTCCAAGACGCAGTGGCATTGATTGGTGCAACGACGGCAATTAATGACTACTCCCGCATATTGAATCCCGAAGGCACAACATACGAAGGGTTGTCTCCATTGCAACGTATGCTGGCACTGACAGGGGCGTTGACACCAGCAAGACAAAAGAGTATTGTGGATCAACAAATACTGAATGTTAAACGTCAAATAAGCGAACTTCGCAAGATGCAAAATCTACAACGGTCTAGAGCACAAGGTGATATAATCAGAGGGGCAACCCAACAAACAGACTTATCCGAACAGGAGTAAATTATGAAAACAGGACACAAAGACCATCCAAGTATCAACGATACAAACGTAGCAGCAGTTGCTCAAAACTTTGACGCAACTAAATTTCACAAACATTCATTGGTTGTGCCGGAGCAAATCGACACATCCGGTAAATTCTTAGGTCGCATAGAATCTATTGTCGTTCGCTGCACTGGTTTGGGTGGTAGTAATACCAGTCTAACGCTTAAAGGATGCTGGGATGCTGCTGGTGATCACGTATGGTTCCCAGACACAGCCGGAACCATTGCTACTGGTGTAACTACAACCACAACGGGTAGTGCTGCATATGAGTTTAAACTCCCAGTACAATCGTATTTTGACAATGCAGATGTATATCTGTTCTTTAAAATCAATGGTTCTGGAAACATCACAATTGACTACTCGCAGATTGTTTGGAGTGAATAATGCCAGTTGCCAGTCCATTTGAAACGGCTGGTGGTGGAGAGGTCAATCTTGAGTATGAAGACATTAGTGCACAGACGGACGGTTCCACCCAAAGTTTCACAGTAAGCAGTGACTACAAATCCGGTTCATTACAGGTATATTGGAATGGACTCCTCCAACTGTTCACGGACATTGGAGAGTTGTCTGTTACCAATTTCACAACTACATTTATACCGGCTAGTGATGATTCCCTAGTCGTCATATATATACTAAAATAGGAGCCAATCATGGCAGTTCAAATCTCCAAAGAACAAGTAAAAAACAATGCGATTGATTCAACCAAACTGGATGGGTCGTCCAACTATTCATTCTCGAGTCAGTTACGTTACACTGGTTCTGATACAAACACACAATCAGTAGCAACACGTGGATACGTAGACTCAGTTGCCGCTGGTCTTGACCCTAAACAATCCTGTAAAGTTGCTACAACGGCAAACATTACATTGAGTGGAACACAAACCATTGATGGTGTATCGGTATCTGCTAACGACCGTGTACTCGTTAAGGACCAAACGACTGGTTCTGAAAATGGTATCTACATTTGTAGTGCTGATGCTTGGTCACGTTCGTCGGACATGGCTGTTGGTAGTGATGCTGCTGGTAATCAAATGTTTATTGAGCAAGGTACTGTTAATGGAGACCTAGGATTTGTTTGTGTTAGCAACAAAGGTTCTGCCGTAGTTGGAACAAATAGTTTAACATTTAGCATCTTCTCTAGACAGTCAGATACAGAAGCTGGTGCTGCACTTAGCAAGACCGGTAATCGTCTCGATGTTGAGGTAGATGGTTCTTCTATCGAGATTGAATCAGATGCTCTTCGTGTGAAGGCTTCGGGTATTACCGACAACATGTTGGCCGGGTCCATTTCGAACTCAAAATTGTCGAACTCTACTATCAGTGGTATTGCTCTAGGTTCTAGTCTGCAGGGCTTGACAGCATCTGCAACAGGTGGTTTGAGCCTGAGTGCTACGTACAATGGTTCTGCTGCTGTATCTGCTAGCATCAACTTAGATGGAGCAAGTTTGGCTACAGGTTCTAACGGACTTAAAGTTGCCACTGGTGGTATCTCTACTCTAATGTTGGCTGATGATGCTGTAACTTCAGCAAAACTTGCAGACGCTTCGGTTGTAACGGCTGCTCTTGCTGGAACTTCCGTCACTGCTGACAAACTTGCAGATAATGCTGTAACTACAGCAAAGATTTCTGATTCGTCCGTAACTGCCGCCAAACTTGCCGGTTCTATTCCAGCCGACAAACTTGTACTGGGTAACGGTGTAGAAAACTCTGGTGGTTCTCTCATTGTATCTCTTGACGGTGGTACTTTGGCACTTGGTGCTGGTGGTCTTAGTGTTGCTGCTGGTGGAATTGGTTCTACTGAGTTGGCATCAAATGCTGTAAGCGCAGCGAAGATTGCTTCAAATGCAGTAGAGACTGCTAAGATTGCTGACGATGCTGTGACTGCAGCAAAAATTGCTGACGCTGCAGTAGACTCTGCTCGCCTAGCATCAAATGCTGTAACGACAGTAAAAATTGCCGATGCCAATGTGACTGCTGCCAAGTTGAACTTCATGGCATCGTACGAAACATTGTCTGCCGGTGATGGTTCTGCTACTACATTCGACGCTTCTGCTGCTGCTGATGCTACCATGCTCGGTGGTGCCATTGTATTCCGAAACGGTTTGGCGATGGGTCTTGTTGAGTCTTCACCTTCAGGACAAGACCAGTATACATTGTCTGCGACTGGCGGAAGTGGCGGCGTATTACGTGTGACTTTTGGTGCTGCTCCAAACAGCGGGGACCAAATCACTGTAATGTATTTCTCATTGTAAGTTGTATGATTGTTTGGAGTGTCCTTCGGGGCACTCCATTTAACATTGGAGGTTCTATGGAAGGCGAAGTTTTGCAACTGTTGATGAGTGGTGGGGCGAACGTTGCGTTTGCAGTATTCCTGTACACTCAGAACAAGGACCTCCAACGTCGTGCCGATGAACGTGAAGAGAAGGCAGAACAGAAGGAGACAGAACTGCGTGCTAGGTATGACACTGTCATTGAGGGTATGCAGCAAAAAGAAGAGGCAATGAGAGAGACTATTGTGCAGGAGATGACAGACCTAGATAAAAGAATGTCATTATTAGAGCAAAGTGTTACAACATTGAGTACAATGATTAGTGAGATTAAAGCATCATTAATTAGGGTGGACAATGCCAACTAGAAAAAAACGGACTCCAGCACGTGGTAAACGATTTGTCAAGGTTGTCAAGAATAAGAAGACTGGTAGAACACGAAAGGTGTCCTATGGGCAGGCAGGCAAGTCGAAGAGTGGCAAGGATCGTATACAACCAGGGACAAAGAAGGGAGACTCCTATTGCGCACGCAGTGCAGGCATCAAGAAACGACTGTCTGCAAAGAAACGTAACGACCCCAACAGCCCCAACAACCTATCACGCAAGAAATGGAAGTGTCGTGGTAAAAAATCCATGCGTTAACGTACATCTTCAGGTATACTTGTACATATGAGTAAAGACGCATGCTATCATTCGGTCAAGAGCCGATACAAAGTTTTCCCATCAGCTCGTGCATCACAGGCAATAGCCAAGTGTCGCAAGAAGAAAGGGCAGGTACGCAAGAGTAAGAAAGGAGCCGCTCTCAAACGATGGGACAAAGAGAAGTGGAAGGACCAGTCTGGCAAGGCGTGTGGTACAAAAAGAAAAGGTACACCCTATTGCAGACCGTCTAAACGTGTTAGTTCTAAAACACCACGTACCCGTAGCGAGATGTCTAAGTCTCAATACCGTTCTAAGGTTTCACAAAAGTCTAGGGTTGGTCGTGGTAAAAGAGTAACCCCATTACGAAGGAAAAAATCATGAACTCAGATTTACTTGCACTTACACCGGAGCTTGTTTTATTCATCAAAAAATTGGTACAACACTCACGTGGTGGTCTTACCAAAGATGAGCGTCAAGAGTTGGCAGCAGATTTGATCAACTTGTTGTACAAGGTATTGAAAGAACTTGTTGACATTGACGAAGAGCAAGGTTAAACTTCTACAACACCAATCACTACTGGAGTTTAGGGCTGGCCAGCCTCTGAACTCCTTTTGATTTTTTTACGCCACCTAGCTTCAACCATCTTCATTTCGTCCATACTGGTAATCGCTTCAAACATGAGTTGTGTGGGACTCCGATTCTCTTTGTTGGCTATGACAGTAACCAGTACAATTAGATTGCTCATGCGTGGCTCATACGCTCCAGATAGGTACTTGTTGATAGTGTTGACGTGGAGTCCTGCTCTATCAGCCATGTAGGTTGTACTGATCGAGTTTCGATGCATTGCCTTGTTGAGCCATGAACCAAATCCCTTAATCATCACCACCACCACTAACAGAAATGGGTGCGGAACCACCCACACCCAAACCTACCATGCACGGAGCATGTAAAATACTATAACTCATTTTTCTGACTCTATCAACACACCAAAGTGTAAGAAGGCACGTTCCCATTCTTCGGGGTACAAGTAGACACATAGGCGCATTAGATACTTGACGTTGGGCACCTGTTTACCTGACAGCCATTTGGCAACTGTGTCACGATGACAGCCAATGGCACGTGCCAACTCACACTTGTTGACGGTTGATAAAGTTTCCTTTAGTTGTGTTGCAAACATGCTACCTCCAGTAGTCGTGATTTTACAATTTGTTGTCCGACCCACTCTGCGCACTGTGGGACGACTGCGTTTCCAAGAGCCTTGAGTCTGTCCAGTCTTTTGGGAATCCCATCATCCACTCTACAAAAGCGGGTAGGATACGGAGTTCTCCAGTAATTGTCTCCATGGTCAACCCGTCCAGTTTCGCCATTTCCACACCCAGGTCGCCCTGTCGTTTCCAGCAACTGGGACTCATGTTGTTTTTTATGTCGTGACACGTTGGAGTCGGCAAACGCAAGCTCGTTGCGCAGATAGAATCCGATGGTAGTTGGGAAGGCGACGGCAAACCACCTGCGTCTAAGATGGGGTGCTCCGGTTTGTGCAGCGGATATAACCGTCCATTCGCAGTCATACCCGATGCGGGCAAGACTACCAACAACGTCGGGTCCGCCCACTCGAAGGATGTTTGCGACGTTCTCCAAGACAATGATTTGGGGTTGGGGTCTAAGCTCGCTAATGAGTCGGTGCACTTGCCACCAAAGACCAGACTTCTCTTCATTTGATAATCCCTCCATCTTGCCGGCAATTGAGATCGACTGGCACGGAAAACCTGCGCAAAGAACTTGCACTGGTTCTAAGTTGTGTGCGCCAACTGTACGCACGTCGTTGTATCGTTTGGCATTAGGCCAATGTCTCTCCAAAACAGAACGACAGAATGGCTCCTTCTCTACCTGCCACACTGTTTGCAATCCAGGTATGGACCTTTCTAAACCCAAATCGAGACCTCCGATGCCGCTGAACAGGCTACCCATTTTTATCATCGTCGCCCCCAAACTCCTTGTCCCACGAATCCTTTATAGACTTTGCCAATGCGCCTAGATGTTTGCATTTAGTACCCCGGTATTGATGGTCAGGACAAGAGCATGTGTAACCGTTCTCGTCAATCACACAGGTCCACTTGGGGAAGTGCCCAACCATGCTACCATCCGGCAGCATGTTGGTCTTCATCTCTTTCATCTTGGTTTTGACACGGTCATCATCGAACAGACCTTTGAGTCTCCACAGTTCGACAATCTCTTCAATGGTTTCAGTCATGGTCGGCATGGTTCTCTCCAAGTGCGCCGTCCATCCAGTCCATCAAAGCACCAACCTCAGTGTTCTCGTGGTATTTCATTTCAGAATCTAGATACAGGGTGACATCTACGTAGGCAATGTCATTGACATCGTTTGAGATATACAGGATGTGGTGGTGTCCACGTTGACAGTAGAACGGATGCATCCACCCTCGTTCACCATTGAAGTTGGGTGGTGTGGTTTCAGGGCAGTGCAACCATCCAAGACGCTCCAATTCAGAACGGTACATATCCATTTGCATAATCAGTTTTTGGTATGAGTCTAGGGATGGTGGTGGCAGTGGGTTAGCTGGTCGTGACAGGTACCACTCCTCAATCATATCGTTGATTGGGTGCAGTGCATCAATAGCTACCAGTATGGTGTGTGCTTTCTGCAGGGTTGATTTGGTGGCGTTGTCTTTGACCTTGTCAATGACGTGTTGTAGTTGTTCTAGAAAGAACATGGTGTACTCCAGTGTTGGGTGGTAGGTTACCAAATACAGTCATCAGGATCGATGTCTGTATCTGCATGAAATGTATTGTAGTGAATTGTCGTAGGTTTGTCAACAGTTATTGGCATTGGCATTGGGTTAACGTCGCTAGGTACGTACCGTCCATCAATCATAGTTTTCGCAATCTCCATGTACGGGTTCGGCTTACCTTCGTGCGCACGCTCTTTTTGTACACGCAACATACGTTCGTAGTTGTGCGGCTCCCGTTGTTTCATGGTGAGCACTGGCAGTTTACCATCAGTCATGTGCCACACCTTCAGTGTGATACGGGCATCGTGTTGCATCTTGACGTACAATGAGTTCCAGTCACCCATCTGAGGGTATTTGGAAACTGCCCCATCACAAGTGCATCGAGCTACACACCTGTGCACCTTGAATCGATTGTCAGCAAGGATGAGGAAGTGTGCGCTTATCTCACGGATGCCTTCACGCTGTACGCAGTCATCGCAGAACTTGTATTCTTTGAGTTCCATACCAGTGCCACCGAGTTCACGAATCACCTCTCTAACCTCCTCCAGGACATGTCCTAAAGTTGGAGGGTACTGGTGCTTCTTCATGCATACGTTCAGGATTGCCTTGTGCAGGTGCACATCTTTAACTCGCTCCAAACCTGCATCCCATACTGGGTACACTTGAGCCTTCCACTCGTCTTTTTTGTTGAATGTAGCTGCGAACATATCCAGTGCGATGTTTACCATGTGTGCATTAGCCATTGTTGCCTCCAATGATGTTGCCATCTGCATCGAATGATGGAATCGCCGCAGAACGCCGTTGAACGCTCTTTGGCAATGCCGGTAGTGGTTGCTGTTGACTGAGTGCGTAGTTGGCATCCAACTTCTTTGAGGACACCACCACGGCTGGATTCACCATGCCCTTGTTGCGTAGGTACAAAGCACGGTAGTGGTCAGAGGTGAACAGCCAATCGAATACAGCCATCGCCTTGTCAATCGCTCCAGTTCGAACCACTTTGGATAGTGTGCCCAAATCAACTGCGCTCACCATAGTCAACTGCCCACCTTGCTTCTCATACAGGTCCATCCAGTAGCCAAGCAGGTTTAGCAGTGGTTCGTTGGTTTTGCAGTAGTCGTACAGTTGTGGTTTGACTGAGGAGTCAACAGGGATAGGCATATTGTTTACAATGAGAACTTGACCTTCCCCAACAACACCACCACTAATATTTTTAGTACTAATATTTTTAGTGTTGGTGGTAATGGGAGTAGTATTTTTTGGTTCTGCTATATTAGTACTATTAGTACTATTAGTACTATTAGTGCAAGAACTATGCCAAAGCCGTAGAATCTCTTCTGAACTCTCTACAACTGCGACACGCCCCTTCTCATAGACAATCTCCGTACCCAACTTGTTTGGTGCAGTGTAGAGCATTGTCGATAGGTTAACCAAGGTCTTCTGCTTGGATGCAATCAGTGTCAATAGAATCATTGCTTACCTCCCCTGTTCCATGCTTATTGTGTTGACCATAATGTTGTATCCTTGACCGCTGACTCTATTTGGATATACGATTTTAGCCAGTCGCATTAGGTAACCTCGCTCCGGTACTTGAATACCGTCAACCCACGCTCTTAGAGTGTAGATGGATACACCACACAGTTCTGCAACCTCATTTGGTGTATGCTTTGAGTCTTTAATCGCTCTAGTTAGGAGTTCTGTAAATGGAATCATTGCTCACCTCCTTCAGGTGTACGCATGTGTCCATAGAGATAGTCCACTGCCAATACTAAATCGTAGCAGCCTATATTACGCTCCAGTCTACAGTGACGAATCACTTCATTGACAGCGTCTACCTGTTTGAGCATCCCTAGTTCATAGGCATGCTCCATCCCGGCATTGACTTTGCCCAGTCTAGCCATGGCATTGACAATGATGGTGGTGGTGTCGTGAATGGCTTCAATCTCTGAGGGCAAGAATCGCTCCGGATTGGGAACGAGCTCTTTGGCACAACTGCAGATTGGGTGGTCATCCTGCAGCACTGACTCAGAAGATACAATGTATCGGTTGTTGATGATGGTGAGGTCTGTACCTTGTACTGGTACTGCACTCATGATTTGAGTGACGTTGGGTGGTATGCGCATTAAACGTGGCATGGTAGGCTCCTATACCGTTTTGGTGATGATGTATTGGATCGAGCTGACACGGCAGTCGATGATTTTAATGTCCTTAATGTTTTGGCATAACGCTGACAGTGCTTCAAGGGTCTCGAGTGAATATGGCAACCAGCTAATGGTCCCGTCTTTCTCTGTTACAAGTACAATTTTAGTCATGGTTTACTCCTGTGGTAGGTTGATAAATGCTAGGTACTCTCCATACACTGCGCAGTATTGACACACCTCGACAGTGTATGCAATACCCCAGTCTGTTAATACACAATCTAGTTCGTCAAGTTGAAGCTCTGAATGAATATAAATTGCGTTTGTCATTTCGGTATAGTAGGCTATGTTTTCTTCCATTAGCCATTGACCGATGCCTTGGATGTTGTATTCCATGGTATGCTCCATAGTTGGTTGGTAGGTTTGTAGATAGTTTGTCTATCTGTATACAGTATATAGAAATAAATCTACAGTGTCAAATAAAAAAGAAAAAAACTTTTCTATCTACCAACACCAACACTACCATGAATACCAAAGTCGCTCCAGTGATAACTCGCTCCAATGTAATACAATACACCGTGCACCCCGACTGCTTAACGCATTTGTAATTTTCGTCTCTACCTCAGAATTTGCTGAAAAATTAGCGATGTAACTAAATGTAATCATTACAAAATAAATGATACAATCTATAGATTTTGCACTATAATATATACAGATACACAACGTATCTATTAACCTACCAATTATGGAGTCCCATTATGGATTTTAAAAAGTACATCATCGTCGAAAATATACCGGCGTTTAAACTGTCAATGACTGACAACAAATCAACCGTATCAGAGCCGTTACCATATGAGCATTATACAATTAGTAAAACAGGAAAGCGCCGCGCTATTCTGTCAAGTTCTGTCAAGTGGTCAAAAGTCGAAGGTGTTGAAAAATATGGGGTAACTGGTCTATACCTGCCACCGGCTACCACTGTATCAGGTATCAACACCTGTAAATTTGCGGGTAAGTGTGCAGAAGGTTGTATAGCATTCACTGGTCAATTGGGTATGTTTCACCAGACGACTATGGAATTGCGTATGTTGGCGTTGTATCACCACACAGAAAGATACCTCATTGATATGTTACGTGCCTTGTATCTCCAATCATTCAAGGCGTCAATCGATGATAAACAATTGTATTGTCGTTTGAATGGAACATCAGACCTTCCATTTTACAAGGTGCTAGATATGGACGCCATCGTTTCAGACTTCAATGGTCTTGCAGGTTTTTACGATTACACCAAATATCCATTCATAAAAAACCCTTGGCGATCATATCATCTCACATATAGTTATTCAGAGATAACCAAAAAAATACACCCGTCTTTTGATAGGGTCGCAATTGTTGTAACCAAAAAAGATAAAATCAAATTGCTTTCTGATTATCCTGGTGTATTCTGTGATGGTGATTTACATGACATCAGACCGTTAGACGGTAGCAAGTATGTTTTACTGCAAGGTAAACGGGTAACGGCTAAAGGTAAACAGTTACACGACGATTTTATACAGTCATATGAATCTATAGTCTCTATGTTTGTTGGGGGTGCAGTATGATTATTAGGATTGAAGTATATGAAGGTGCAGAGATAACAGTATCAGAGTTTGAAGTACTCCAAGACGATATACAAATATTGGACTACTATGTAGAATTATTGGAATATAGAGAATTGTTTTATGCTGTTTTCGTTAACGGGGTCAGAACAAAATATTATCTTGAAGGTGGTGAGGTATGAACCAAGATAAACCTATTGACCTTGCTATTATCTGCATGACCTTTCTATGCATGTTTATTTTCTGTATTGTTTACATGCCTGTTATTGTAAGGTGGTTTTATGGATAGAGATACAATTTTCATATGGTTAATGATTTTGATTTTCATAAGTTGTTAGCCAAAAAAATAGCTACTTCTGAGCCCGTGTCATTTATTTGACACGGGTTTTTTGTGTATATTGATATACATACTGTATTGATTTTACTGTTACACCATCTCAATCAATACCGATTTTATCATATACAAGGGGACCACATGACAACTAGAAAAAGTACCTACTTAAATAAACCACATAATCAGATAGCGAAATGCATACGGGAAGAAAGTATAACCGGGTTACTATGGGCGTTTATTCAACTTTCCCAAAGTGAAATAAAACAGGATGGAAAGTCGGTGACTTTTTCAGGTTCGGACCTGTCGAAATTTGTCGCTCTGCTACATCAGAGAGAGGTACAGGCGGTACTAGACAAGCCCGAGTCAACTGACATTGCTGCTATTGCATCATGGCTCGAAACAAGCGAAACAAAACCGAAACAATGACGCAATAACAGCACGAAACATCGAAACAATTGCTGGTTTTGCAACATGGCTCCAATGGTATTGCTGTATATGCAGCATCCAAGTTCCAATTGCTGCATTTGCGTCACAACGTGATTGCTTTGCTGCGCTTGCGTCAATTGCTGCGCTTGCACATATTGCTTTTGCAGCATCCCAAACCCCCGAGCCACTTATGCTGCATTTGTAACATTATCGTTAGGCGGGTATGGTTTGCGGGGT